TCGACTGTGCGCCAAGCAGAGGAAGAGCTGCCTATTGATAGTCAAATAGAGCAGTGCAAGGCTAAAGCTGAATCACTCGGTGCGCGTGTGGATCGTGTTTTTGTTGATGAGGGTAAGTCAGGTCGAACTGATGCGCGCCAGGCCTTTCAGGATGCCATTAACTACTGTGAGCTTGCGTCTCCTTCTTATTTGGTCACCTGGTCAACCAGTCGGTTTTCACGGAACAAGCTGGATGCCAGCATGTATAAGTTGCGGCTGGCTAAGGCTGGTACCGATATTTGCTATGTCAGCTTAAATATTGATCGCAGTACTGATGGCGGATGGGTTACTGAGGGTGTTTTAGAGCTTTTTGATGAGTTTTATTCTCGCCAGATATCTGCTGATACAACTCGATCAATGGTTAAGAATGCCAGGGATGGGTTTTTTAACGGTGGTCGTGCTCCATTTGGTTTTTCTGCTCTACCTGATATAGCAAATCCAAAGAGAAAAAGATTACACCCGGTCGATTCAGAGGCGCTAATTGTTAGAGATATTTTTAGCATGCGTATCCGTGGTATGGGTGCGAAAACAATCGCTATTTCATTGCAGAGTCATGGCATAAAGAATCGTGATACAAACTGGACAAAATCTTCTGTATTAGCACTATTGCGCAATGATGCCGTGGTGGGGTGTGTCGTTTTTGGTCGAAGGGATAAATATACCAAGCGAATTAGGCCGCGTGATCAATGGCTTGTGGTGCAGGCTCATGAGCCACTTATCTCTATTGATGTGTGGGATTCGGTTCAGTCAATGATGGATGATGCGACAGCTGATTCAAATAAGGGATCGCCCAAAAGCACTTATTATTTTACTGGCATCCTTCGTGATGAGGAGTCAGGGTCAAGCTTTCAGATTGAAAGTGGTAAAAGCGTTACCGGCAAGCGCTATTGGTATTACAACGTGCGTGATGCTCAGAAAAAAGGTACGGCTAGAAATAGGCGCATGGCAGCGCGTGAATTCGATGAATGGATGGTAAGTGTTATTCTTGACCGCATACTAACCACGGAGTTTTTGCATAGCATTTATGTTGATCTGCAAGAGGCGTGTGGCAGTTGGGCACAGGATCATAAAAAACGCCGTCAATCTGTAGCATCCTCTCTTTCTGCCATTGAGCGGAAAAATTCTAAAATCTATGAGCTATTTGAAGAATACGGAAAGGCAACGCCAAACCTTGGTGATCTTACTCGTCGTCTGCGGTCAAATAATGGAGAAGTTAAGCGATTAGAGCAGCAATTAACGTCCATAGATGCTGAGCAACAGCCAGAAATATCCGTTTCAGATCATAATATAGATGAATTAGCACAGACTCTGCGCTATATTATTGAAACAACAGAGAATCCAAAGAAGTTGCGACACTTCTTCGGAACCTTCATCTCTGCGATTTGTGTTTCAGACGACTCAGTGCGAATTGAATATCGCCCTGAGTGTCTTGTTGATAACCAAGAACCTCGGATAGTTCTCAGTAACGCTATATGGCTCCCCGAGCACGCCTTACTGGGAACTAGGATACTGGCAGTTGATCTGCCTGGGAGGTTCCAGCGTAAGGCGGCTTAGTGAGTCAGACTGAACCTAAAAATACTGTTTCATTTCAGTGTGTTGAGTGCAAGCATGGGTTTTCTGCGGAGCCTGCTGAGGTTTTGCCTGCGCCAGAATTAGAGCATCATCCTTTTCAATATCGTGCGGTTTGCCCTTGCTGTGATGGGGTGGCTGAGCAGATTTGGTGGGAAAGGAATCTGATGAAGGCTCACGCAAATGCAACCGGGCCAACCTCGGATGAGGGGAAGACTCGAAGTAAATATAATGCGGTGAAGCACATGCTTCGCTCTCAGGCTAAGACTTTCTATCCTGCCCTTCCTGGGCGTTATCCTGAGTGCCCCCATTGTGAGCATTATCAGGAAATGGGCTGTGTTGAGTATGGCGGCTGTCTGAAAAAGGCAGAGCTGCTGCTGAAACACCATATTGCTTTTGAGAAGAATGATCCTTCCATTTTAAGTGCTCACCGGGCTGAGACTCAGGCCCATCTGCAGGCGTTGATTGATTCCATGATTCTCACCATTGCCCAGGATGGTGGGCCGCGTATTAAAGAGCCGGTCTGGTACCACGATAAGGATGGTGGCTTTCATCTGGCTGGCATAACGCTTGAAAACGGTATGTTTCAGCAGTTCCATGAGCTGAAACCACATCCACTCCTTAAGCCGCTGATCGATTTTATTTCCAAGAACGGCCTTACCCTCTCTGATCAGGGCATGACACCCAAAGTGCAGGATCAGAATGAGTTGCTGGGTGGATACCTCGAGGCAGAGGGAGAGAAACAGGAGTCTGCGCAGGGGTATCAGCAGCGTATGGAGGATGGGCAGAATAAGCTGATGCAGTTGATTGGGAACAGCTATAAGCCAAAAGAGCCAGTGGTTATTGATTGTGACGTGGTAGAGGTCGATGGCTGAGCGGGTCTCCAAACAGCAGCGTATCAGGCTACAAAGTGTGGCAGAGCGTGAAGTGATGCGTTATGCCGATGATCATGCTATGTGGCATAAGCATATTCATAATGTGGAGCTGGATCCTGTGCAGGTGCTGAAGTGCCTGGAGATGGATCAGTATCCCAATACCATTGATTTTTCATCCCGTCGTACTGGTAAGACGGCCATTAAGGAGCTGCACCAGCTAAAACATAACGCCACCAATGCCGATCAGGAGTTGGGTATCGTGGCACCAAGAGAGGCACAGAGCCTGGTTAACCTTGGGTATCACCTGGATGCTATTCGGCGCTCTGAAATTCTTACCGCTTTCCTTAATCATAAGAGTGGACGGGTTCAGCTTGCAGATACCCAATACCAGTTTGCTAACCGCTCAATGGCACGCGCCTACGGCATTATGGCCCAGGTTGATGGTGGTGATCTTACTGCAGGCTCGCTGGAAGAGGTGGATGATATGCCAAAGGATCGGCTTTTCTCCCGCTTCCTGTTAATGATGGGTTCATCCCGCCGCCTGGGTGCTTCAAAGACGGCTAAAAACAAACCAGAGATAAGGATAACAGGTGTATTTAAAGGGGCCGATACCCTTACCGACCTGCTTAATAACGGTGAATATCATGCCCTTGGATGCTTTCATGGCGAACGGGCAAAGCAGGAGATACAAAAGCTGATCGATATAGGTCAGCTAGATCCTGAGTCATTGGACCTGGAAACCTACCGTTATCCCGTGCCTATTGCCCATGCCGTTAATGGCTGTGACCTGGGCATGCTAAACACCGAATATATGCAGAGCATGCGCAAGCAACTCTCTACCGATGAATACACCCGGCAGCTGCTGTGCATCAATACTGCATCACGTAACCTGATATGGGAACTTTACATCCGGCGTGCGCTACAGGTGGGGCTGGATGCCAATATTCAAATCATAGAGCCAATGCCGGGGGTCAAGCATGTAAAGCGTGGGTTGATCGGCTTTGGCTATGATGCCGGTGGCCATGGTGAGAATCCACAATCATCCCGGCATGCCCTTGTTGTCAGTGAACAGATTGGTAACTTCATCACCTTTCCTTTTGTGAAAACCTGGAGTCCTGGTGCTGATGATCAGGTGGTCAAGCGTGATCTGATGGGGTTCTGGCAATACTTCCAGCCCGATACCGCCTTTGGTGATGCCTATGGCGTCGGCATGCTCACCCAGCTGTGTGATGAACTCTTTGCTGAGGGGCTTACTACCATCGATCGCCGTTCCATTGGTGATGGGGACAGCACAGCCAGCACCTGGACAGAGTGGCCCTTTGCACCTATCCGTTTTGATGGTGCCACCAAACACAACATGGCACAGGCACTGCGTAGTATTTTTCATCATAAACAGGCTGCCATCCCCTACATTGACGATTCAGACGATAGCCTTTTAGACCCTGCATTGCAGGATATGCGGCTCTTCATTCGACAGCTGCCAAACATCGTGGCGCTACCTACGAAGATGCCATACGCAAGTTATAAGCAGGCCGATGCAAAGGTGGGGGATGATACTTTTGATGCAGCTATGGCGGCCGTATGGGGGCTATTTACCCGTGGTGCAGTCCATGCGCCAACCGCTGTGCTTACCCGTACACAAACCCGTGAACAACTGTTGAGGACTGGATAGATGCACAGCAAACTTATGACGCAACTGGTACTACATGAGGGGCTAGAGCTAAAGCCTTACAGATGCCCAGCAGGTGCGCTCACCATTGGTGTGGGTCACAACCTGGATGATCTGGGTCTAACCCGCTGCCAGGCCATGAATCTGCTGGAAGATGATATCCGGCGAGTACGCCGTGAACTGGGTGCATATTATCAGTGGTTTTATGCGCTGGATACTGTGCGGCGTGATGCACTGACTAATATGGCTTTTAACCTGGGGCTGACCCGGTTTCGTAGATTTCAACGGATGGTAACGGCCATTGAACAGAAAGATTATGACAAGGCAGCAGATGAAATGCTGAATTCAAAATGGGCGCTACAAGTGGGGCAGCGTGCTGAAGAGTTAGCACAAATAATG